CCCGTATTCCTTGCAGCGCGCCCGGAACCAGTTGGCGAAGTATTTTCCCACGCCCAGCCACTTGTGCAGTTCACGCGCGTCCACGGCATTGACCTCGTCTCCCCCGATGATCTCGGAGGAGACTGCGACCGGCACAGCGATGTTGGTTGAGAGGTTACCCATTTTCAGTTCTCCAGATAGCGCTCGATGTCGGCGTTGGCTTGGGCGACGAAATGTTCTTCCCAAGCCGTGCCCACGTTCTCGCCGGTGTAGAGGTGACGAAACTTCCACAGCGCTGCGGTGCGGTCGGGCGCCGGTTCGCGGATGAGATCGCCGGTGAGGTCGGCGATTTGCTCGCCCAGCTTGTCGCTACGGTCGCAAGCGGCGTTAAACCCGCTCTGCTCCATCCAGCGCTGCGCCCTTGCCCGGTCCTCCGCGCCAACACTGGGCCATCCCGGAAACAGCGCCGAGAATGCGGCTTGCAGCGAGTCGTGAACCTGCGTGTCATGCCAACGGGCCTCGGCCTCGAGCGCGAGCAGTTCAGTGAGGCGAGCATGCCAGGTCGTGGCGGTCAGGGTCGCGGTGCTCATGCAGCCCTCCGCAGTTCGACGACGCGCGAGAGCACGGCGGGCTCCACAAGGCGCTGCAACTTGACGGGCGGCGGCACCAATTCATTGTCATTGGCAGCGCGGCGCGGGAAAGCTATGACGTTGTCAGCCATTCGATCCTCCGTTGATCGGGTTGGTTAGGGCGGCGAGGGAGGTGCGAACTCCCTTGCCGCCTGTCGTTTATGACGTTACAAAGGGTGCATGTCAACACTTTCTAACGTTAAAAAGAGAATTGGGCGGCCGCGCGTTGATAGCGAGGCGGTTACTTTGCGCCTGCCGCGCCCGATGCTAAATGCGCTCGATGCTTGGATTGATTCTCAGGAAGATCGGCCTTCTAGGCCCGAAGCCATCCGCCGCCTCGTCCGAATGGCAATGGCCAAAGCCTGACCCGAATATTACTGACCCTCAGATGGCCCAGCTTGCGGCCTTCGGTCCTGAAATGAAGGCGCTATTCCGGGCTTCGAACATGGCGGCAGGCCCATGCCCCCACGCTGCCCAGATCGACGGCGAACTGTTCGACCCTGCGACCGCACCCATCCCGCCATTCGAGGACTGCACGCACCCGGACCAGTGCGCGTGCATGTATCAGGCCCGGCTTGATCTAGGCTGAGCCTCGCCCGTCTTGGGCTCCTCCAAAATCAAAACGGCCTGACTGGTGCAGCCACAGTAGGGAAGCTGCGAGGGAAGATCCTCAGGAACCTTGCGGATTGCCTGCCCCTCATACTCCTGGCCGACGCGCTCAGGGTTTTCGCTATAGAGCTTCCCGTCCCTTTCGACGTGCTGCGCGCGCGGGTGCGCCTTCCCGGAATGCCGCCAGCGAAACGAGTCGATTCCAGCTTGGCGACGCCTCTCTTCATTCAAAGCGCCGCCCAATTTCGAATTTTGGTCAGCCGCAATGCGCAACGCCCGCTGGCGGCCCATGCCGACCGCATCGGCCAGTTCCTTAGCGACTTGGCGAGGTGGCGTGCGCGCCTGAAGGCCTCGGAAGACCGCGTCCGCAATTCGCTGTCTCGCGCCTTCATTCACGGATTTGATGAGCCCGACATTCCGCGCAATCACGGCCTCAAGCGGTTCTCGGACATCCTGCGGCCCGATGAGCGTGGCGAGGTCGATAGCCGTGGCGGCCTGCACGGTGCGGCGCCAGCGGGCGCGATGCCATGCCTCGGCAAGTCTGGCCCATCCCTCGATGCGTGTGCGGACGGACAGCACGAAAGCGCCGGCGAGGTTGCTGGTGCGCTCGATCTCGGCTTCCAAGGTGGCGGCGCTGTCCGTGGTGAGGGCAGCGAGGGTGCGCTGATACTCGGCCTCAATCCCGGGCAGAGCGTTTTGCCAGATCGCGATAACGGGCGCGTAGGCCGCGCGGTAGAGGTCGGTCGCGCGGGTGCCGGGCAGCTTGATCGGTTGGAGCGTGATGGCCTTGCGGCGCGAGCCCGGGCGGGCGCGGCGGGCCATTTGGGCGAGGTCGAGCTTCACGGCTTACGCCTCCTCGATCTTGGCTTTCCAGTCCTCGTCGATCGGCGCGAAGATTTCCGGCCCGAAGCGCAACTCGCCCGAGTAGGGCACGATGCTGGCCAGATCGAGGTCGCCCGCGCCGTAGCTCAGGGTTACGTGCGGCAGGTATTCGGGGTAGTCATGGCTTGCCCCAGCCCGCACCATCTCTTCGTGGCGCGCCTGCAGCGACCAGCTCGCGAACTGCAGCACCACAGCGCCGCCGTCGAAGCGTTCCAGCGCGCGCGGGCCGCCGGGCTTGATGGTGAGACCGCCATTGTCCTCGCTCGTCCAGGTCTCGCCCATCTTCATCGGGTCGACGGGCTGCTTGGAGTAGAGCACGGTGACGTGCATATCGGCGGCGGGCAGGGTGGTCTCGAAGCCGTTGGCCTTGGCCCACGCGATGAGGTCGTCGCCGTTCAGGAGCTTGCGGCTGACATAGAGCGGGCGCGGTGCTGCGTCGCCCAGGTCGGCGGGGTCAGGCCGGGTGCCATCTTCCCCGCGACCGTCGAGATCCGGATCACCTCCTTCCCCTTCCTGTTCCACGCCATAGCGCTCGTCGTCCGGCATCTCGGCCAGAGCCGCCTCAAGCCCAGGCAGATAGCCGCGCTCGATCATGAGCGACTGCACGCCCTTGGCCATGGCCTCCTCGGGCACGGCGCCGGTCATTTGCAGCTTTTCGATCGCCTCCATCTCGGTCTTGAAGATGTCGGCGCGCTCTTTCTCGCTCGGGTTGTCGAGCGGGTCGAACTCGTAGGACATCTCGCCCAGATCGCGGCCAGCGGCGGCAAGGAGGTGCGGGTCGAGCCGGTCGAGCAGGGGTGCAAGGCTGTGCGTCTGCATGGAGCGGATGCGCTTGTTCCAGTCCTTCTGCTGGCTCTCGCCACTGGAATTAAGCCCCTCGGGCGCGCGGCCGAGCAGGAGCGTGGCCGGGATGCCCGATATTGCAGCGACCCACTGGCCGTAGGAATCGAGCACGTCCTTGACGCCTGCGAAGGTGTACTCGGCATCGGTGATGACTTCGCCGCCCTTGCCGTCCTGCGCGGACCCGGCATCGAAGATCGTGGTGTTGTGGATGCTCTCGGCGGCGGCCATGATTTCGAGGCGCTTCATCACGCGCTGCTCGCCGTCTGCGGTCGCCGCGATGCTGATAAGGTCGGGGATGCCGATGCGGAGCAAGCGCGCCTTGTGAATGAGCGCGGCGAAGGACTGGCGGGCCAGATCGCTGTCCTGCACGGCGTCGAGCACCTGCTGGACGCGGCTCTCGCCCCAGAACTGGTCGAGACCTGTCGTGGTGTGGAGCAGCATGGCCGCGCTGGTATCGGCGCGGAACGGGATCACGCGGCTCGGGTGGATCGAGACGTTGCCGCTCGTGGCGGTCAGCTGCCACATCTCGGGCTCGTCGTAGCCCGGCGCGCTGGCGTCCTGGTTGATGCGAGAAAAGCTGAGGTGCCAGCGCGAGACCACATGGAGAAAGGCGAGGGGCGCACCCTCGGGGGCGGGCTCGCGCGGATCGCCGGGCAGGCCCATGATGAAGGCGCCGCCGCCGAGGCCGCGCAGGATCTCGGCCTGCATGACCTTCTGGGGCAGGGCGAAGCGCTTCTCGGCGTCGTGGATCGCGGCGAGCTGGCCTTCATCGCCCCCGGACCATGTCCGCCACTCCCGCACCATCTCCTCGGCGGGCAGGCGGATGATGCGCTTCATCAGGCCCGAGCCCGAATAGGCGGCGGCGATCTCGTATTGGGTCAGGACGCGGGCGGCATAGGCGTTGTGCGCGCGGGGATCGCGGCGCGTGCCGGAGCCGGTGAGTGCGTTGGTCAGCGTGTCCCCGATGGTGCGGGGCGCGGGGGCGGTGCTGCCCAGCATGTCGGCGAGGAAACTGCGGAGGCCCATGGCGGGCGGTGTGGCGGGGATGGGGGGTGGGCGTTCCCGCCGCCGGGGTCCGCAGTCGCATCAGATACGACGCTATGGACGCTGCCGCCTATCCCCGTTCAACGACAACTGCGGGGCGAGAGCGTCCGTGCGCTTACAGTGTTGCGGGCTAGCCTCACCCTTCGCACAGAGCACTGCCGCTTTCACGGCCACTCTCGATGCCGAGCTACCAGCGCCAGCCTGACCATTCAACCGCCGCCGCTTATCCTGCACTTGCCCGCATTGCCCGAACTGCAGGATAATCGCTGGCTCTACAGCGTGCTGAGGTCGTAGCTGCGGGTCGAGCCGAGCATCAATTCGGTAAGCGCCCATACGAGTGCGTCCGCTCTGTCGGGCGAGCCCTCGCCGACATAGCCGCCAGCGGTGAAGTTGCACATCTGGTCTTCGAGGTCGGGGAATGTGCCGACGTGGTGCACCTTGCCTTGCTCGTAGAGCGCCGAGACCGGCTCCGCGCGCACGGCCTTGCCTCGGCTGGCCTTGACCGCGGTGTACGGCACCTTCTTGTCGGCGGTCTGCACCGTGAAGCGCACCATGTCGCCGCCGAAGTTGGATTCGCCAACCACGCGGTCAGCGTCGTGGCGGTGGTAAGCCTCGACCGTGCGCCGCCCCCATCCCTCGGGGGATAGCTGGCAGGATGCGTCCTCAAGCACGTAGGCGTGCCCATCGACGCCAAGGCCTGCGACCACGATCCCGATGTCGTCGCCGCCACCGTCGCCCTTTGTGCCGGACGGATCGACGGCAACCACGATGCGACGCAGGTCCGGGTGCGTGCTGACGCGCAGGCTGTCGATGCCGGGCATCTTGCGCCCATCGGGCGCGTCGCGATCCTCAAGGGACCAGAGCGCGCCGTTGACCTCGCTGGCCCACTCGCCGGCTTCGAACCGCAGGCGCTTGGCGGCCGACATGCTGGCGAGGACTTCGAAGTATTCTGCCGGTAGGTTGTCGGCATTGTCCGCCGGGTTGACCTTCATCTCGGCGTAGTCGTCAGGATTGGGCAGCGCCTCTTTCGTGCCCGGCTTCAGCTTGGCCCGAAACAGCTGGTAGGACCAATGCAGCTTCGATGGCGGGTTGCAGTCGAAGTAGGCCTTGAGGGGCAGGTGCGCGCGGCCTGTCGCCTTGGCGATCTCGGGAGCCAATTCGCACTTCTGCGCGAGACGGGACATGGCCGTCTCGATCGAGGCCCACGGGATCTGGCTGCTCTCGTTGAAGTAGAGGGTGACGTACTCGGCACCGAGGATCTTCTCGACCCGCTCCTTGTCGTCGAGGCCCGCGATCCAGATCTGCGAGCCGTTGGGCAGCTCGACGTAGAAGTCGGTCTTGTCGAAGCGAACGCGAAGACCCGGAAAGCACAGCTTGAGCACCTTGGGCAGCGTGTCGGCCCATATGCTGGTCTTGGCGTGGTTAAACCGGAAGCGGAAGATCGCATGGCGGCTGTTCGGCGCGTTGATGGCCCGCTGCACGATGGCACGGCACAGCAGGAAGGTCTTGCCCGAGCGGGAGCCGCCGCGCAGCATGATATTTCGGGCAGGGCCGCCGAGAAGGCGGTTGGCCTCGCGCTGTTTGAGGGTGAGGGTCGCGGTCACGACGCCCTGCGAACGGCGGCCGCCCAAGTGCGAAGATACCGGCGACGCCAGCGCTTGTTGTCAGCCCACCACCATTCCTCGCCGATCGTCCGTATCGCTTTCCAGAGCCTGCGAAGCGTAGCGCGCTCGATGCGCGTCAAGCGGCCCCAGTGATCGCAGCAAAGCCAATCCGCGTGGCTAGGCAGCCTCTGGGTCCATCGCCGGCAGCCTGCGACTGCACAGCGACAAGCATCATCGGGCGGGGTCCGCATAGCTACAGCGCCGCATCCTCCGGCAGCACGTTGAGCGTCATCTCACCGCTGTGCTCGACCTTTTCCTTGAAGGCCTGCACCGCGACATGCTTGCCGAGAAGCTCGAGGTTCTTCACCTTGTCGGGCCATTTGATCTTCTTGAGGATGCCAACCATCTCGCGCTCCTCGCCGCGACCCTCGAACATCTCGGCCAGGTCGAAGCCGGAAAGATAGCGCCGCCACACCGCAGGCCACTCGCTTAGAGGCTTCAGCGCCATGTCTTCGTTCATGATGTCGAGCACGTCCATCTGGTCGATCTCGACGAGGCGGTTGATGTTCGCGGGCCAGCGGCCGACATACTCCTTCGGTTCGCCCTGTGTGCCCCGGCGCGCGGCTGCGGTGCCTGCTTGGCCGAGAGCGTTTCCGTGGCAGGGCGCGAGCGAAGTGAAAGCGGCGTGGCGAACCTCATCGCCGATCCTGCACCCGTCGATGTTGAGCGCCCCGGTGCCGTGCTTGGCGAGATTGCCCGCTACCGTCCCGGCGAGCGGCTTGCGGGCGAAGCAGATCGGCTCCCATGCAGGCTTGAGCGCGGTGCCCCAGCCCTCCCACTCGCCCTGCTGGTTGTGCGACTTCGGGAAGCCCGAGCCGTAGCACCACGCCAGCTGGTCGCGGATCTCGAAACCGGCGTCTTCGATCGCGCAGGCCATTCGGTGATAGGTCCGCGTGCCCGAGAAGGCGATGAGGTGCGCGCCGGGCTTGAGGACGCGCCACACCGCCGCCCACGTCTCGGGGTCGAAGGCCACATTGCCGCCGTCCCATGTCTGCCCCATGAAGCCGCGCGAGGCGCGCTCGTAGGCTCCGGTCTTACCGACCTTCGCCGGCGCAGCGTTCTCGGCGCCGAAGCGCTTCACAATGCTGGTCAGGTGATAGGGCGGGTCGCAGACGCAGGCGTCGATGCTGTTCGGCTCAAGCTGCGCGAGCCAGTCGCGACAGTCGCCGATAAGGATGCGCGAGCTCATGCCGCCTCTCCCCGCGCCACGGCGTCGAATCGATGCGAGATCACCCGGTCGTACCGACCCTCGCGCTTCACCTGGATCGCATCAGGCACCGCCAATTCGCCGCTCCGCGCAATGGCCTCGGCCACCGTCTTGGGCACTGGAGCGTGCGCGTCGCGAGTCCTGCGCTTCCACCAGCCCGCCGCCTTCTCGCGCGCGTATCCGGCGTGCTCGACGCAGATCCATTCCTTGTGCGTGGTCAGCCCGACGCGATACTCGACGCGCATGGTGGGCAGGCCGCCCGCCTTCTCATGTCTCCGATAAGAGACACCGGCGACAGCCAGCCATTCGGGCGGCTGCGAGAGGATGGGCTTGCTGTCCGGTGTGACCGTGACGACCTTTTCGGGGGGCGGATACTCGAACCCGCAGCCCGGGCAGGCGCGTGATGCCGTGCCGGTGGCGCAGCCGCACTCCGGGCACTCCTTGAACGGAGCCGAGCCCTTGCCCTTGCCTGCCTTGCTCTCCGGCAGGAACGGCTCGTCGAAGGGGCCGTGCCGCGCGATGTTGCCGCCGAAGTCGAGCACGAGGCAATCGGTCTTGCCAGTCTCGGGCGAGAGGCGGGTGCCGCGGCCCACCATTTGTATGAACAAGCCCGTGGACTGTGTCGGGCGAGCGAGCGCCACCAAATCGACAGACCGGCAATTGAAGCCCGTCGTCAGGACGCCCATGGAGGTCAGAAACCTTATGCTGCGCGCCTTGAACATGCCGATCGCCAGATCGCGATTGCCTTGGTCCATGTCGCCGCTGATGGTCAGGCCTGAATGCCCGCGCCTACTGAGGGCGTTGGTGATTGCATTGCAGTGGGCAATCGAGCACCCGAATATCAGCCAGCTGACGCGGTCGTGCCCCGCTTCGCAAATGCGATCGGCAATTGCTTCGATGGTTTTCGGGTCCATCGCAGCCTCTTCAAGCTGAGAGGCGATGAACTCGCCCGCCCGCGTTCCAACGCCCGCCGTGCTTATCTCCGCATCGGTTTGCCGATACGTGCGCGGCGGGCACAAATACCCGGCATCGAACAGCTCGCGCACGTTGGTCTCGTGAGCGATGCCGTCGAACATGCTTTCCGGCCCCTCGTGGAGCAGCCCGCTGTCGAGCCGGAACGGGGTCGCTGTGAGCCCGATGATCTTGACCGCCGGGTTGATCGCGCGAAGGTCGGCGAGGAACTTGCCGTACATGGTCGAGGACTTGCGCGGGATCAGGTGCGCCTCGTCGACAAGCACCATGTCGATGCGGCGCGGCAGCTTGTAGGCCTTGCTGTGGATCGACTGGATCGAGGCGAAAGTGATGGCCTTGCCCATGTCGCGGCGGTTGAGCCCGGCCGAGTAGATCCCTACGGGAGCGTCGGGCCAGAGGCCGATGAGCTCGGCGGCATTCTGCTGGATGAGCTCGCGAACGTGGGCGAGGATGAGGATCCCGGCACCGGGGTCGACGTTGCAAACCCCTTTGCACCACTCGGCGATGACCAGCGACTTGCCGGCGCCGGTGGGCAGGACGACCAGCGGGTTGCCGGTGTGGCGCTCGAACCAGTGCCACAGATCGGCGAGGCAGCGCTCCTGATAGGGGCGGAGGGAGAGCGTCATGCGGCTTCTCCCTGCTCGGGCAGGTAAGCCGCCATGCGCCGACGCAACGCGGCGATTTGAGCCGCCTCTTGGGCGAGGATCATCTCGCGAGCTTCGGCTGCGGGAATGCGCTTGCGATAGAGCAGGTCGCGGTATTGCTCGCGCAGGTGGGGCGGGCACCATGACAGCTTCGTTGCCGCACCGGCCGCTGCGCGCTTGGCGATGCTTTCGGGGTTGTTCGCGGTCTGGTGGCCGATCTCATGCAGCCTAATGGTGCGGGCGTGCTCGGCGGCTTTCGCGCGCCATTCCGGCGAGGTGTTGCGAGCGCGAACACGGTCTCGCAGTGCGGCAAGCTTGTCCGGATTGAGCAGCAGAGCGCGCTTCGACCCAAGACGCTGGGCCTCGCGCCATGCCGGGTCTTGCGCCTTGGCGGCGCTGACATGGTGCTTGCAGTAGCCCGAGCGGTTCTGGCGCGAGAGCGGCTTGCCGCAGGTGTGACAGGTCGCGCTCATGCCACGACCTCCGCCCCGCGATCGAGCCATTCGCCGCCGGCAGCCATGCGGTAGTAGACCGCGCCGTCCCAAGCGACGTCATACTGCTCGCCCGGCACGAGCGACGGCAGTAAGCGATGCTCCGAGCACTGCGCACCCGCGACCTGGTCGTCCTTTGAGAGGGTGTGCCCGAATTTCTCGCAGCGCCACGTCCCGTCCCGCATCGGCGTGGCGTTCATACAGGTGCGGCAATTCCTCTCCGCGCGCACCTCTGCGCCATGACACAGCGCGGCGAAGTCGCAGAAGCGACAGGCGAAGCTGTCAGGCCCGCCGATGCGCGGCGGTGCTTCATCGGTGAAGATGATGCGCTCAGCCTTGGCGCGCAGCACCTCGGCGTGCACGGGGTCGACCTCGGTGCGGACGCTGGTCCACTTCCGCGCGCCCGGCGAGACGCAGACCAGATAGTGCCGATCGAGCCCGGCATAGTGCATGTAGAGCGCGGCCTGAGCGTAGTAGACCGGGTTCCACTCGGCGAGCGCGGCTTTCTCGCCGACCTTCTTCTTGGCCTTGTCCAGATCCTCGTGCTTGGCCGAGGCTTTGATCTCGAGGATGTGCCAGGTCTTGGGTGCCTGCAGGATGCCGAGCACGGCCCCGTCGCAGCTGCCGGAGAAGTGCCCGCCGAAGTCCTCGAAGCGGAATTGGTTTCTTGCCGATGCCGTGGACGCCGTAGAGCACGATGCGCGGCGGCTTGGGGGCGGAGAGGCGGTTGAGGGATGCGAGGGAGATTGCCATGTCAGGCTCCTTTCAGGGCGACTTCGCAGTCGTCCTCGACTTCGCGCCGGTTGAGTTCGTCGCGAAGGTCATTGCGGTTCATGATTTCGTTGGCGGCATAGGTGGCCTCGCTCTTCACGAAGGCCGAGAGGGCGCGCCATTGCTCGTCGGTGAAATCCATCACGCCGCCTCCCGCTTCGCCGCGGTGACCGCGAATTGCGCCTTGCCGGTCTTGACCGTGCGGGCGGGCTCGAACAGGTCGCGGATGGCGCTGGGCCATGCCTCATACTTGCGCTCGGCCACGCTGATCTTGGTCTCGACATACTCAGCCGGATCATCGCCCCAGCTCTTGATGGTCTCGACTGCGTCCGCGAGCTTCGTCTGGTCCCAATCCACACGCTTGGGGATGGTGACCTTGATGTCGAAACCGCCATCGAGCCGGTGCACCGTGCCCACCCCGTTGAGCCCGGCGGCGTAGCGGCGCTCGAACACGCCGTGCAGGATGGCGACCATCTGCGAAGCGCTGGCGAGGTGCGCGTCGGCCTGTTCCTTGAGGTTGACGAGGATGTCGATCGGCAGGCTGTCGAGCACACCGGGCGGATGCTCCGGCAAGCTGTCCAGCGTGATGCTGGCTTTCGTTTGGATGTTCACTTTCTTGTCCTTTCGTCAGTCAGGGGTTTGGCCGTGGCGGGAAATCCGCGTCGGGCCGGTGCCAAGTCTTTCGTCGGGTCCGGTGTCGGGGAGAGCTGACGCGGCGACTTGAAATCCGTGGGGGCCTCACGGCTTACCCGCTCTCCCCCTGTTCCAGCGCGGCGAGCGTGACGCGGGCGATGCCCGGAATGTCCTCGCGGCGTTCGAGATAGATCAGGTCGAAATAGCGATCGTCCGGGATCGGCAGGTTGGCGCACAGCAGGTCGCTAATGGCCTTCTCGAGATTGCCGAGGTCGCGCTTGCGGCCTTCGAGCCCGGCCTCGATCCGCACCTTCATCGGGCAGTCCTTGGGCCATTCCAGCTTTCCGGCGCTGCGCCATGCCATCATGACGTGCCAGCGCGATTCCTCGATCCATGCCTTGTAGACCGCCGACTTGGCACGCCCGCCGTTCTTGAGATTGACGGTGAGCTCGTTGACGCTCGGCGGGAGCGGCATGTCGATGCAGAGCAGGGCGCGCGGCGCTGCGGTCTCGGCGCCCGCCAGCGATTGGGCGAGGGCGCTCATGCGACCAGCCTCAGCTTTTCGGTGCGTGCAATCAGCCCGTCGAGCGCGGCGCGCGCGCGCTTCAGGTCGGGCAGCGCGTCGAGCAATTCCTTGGGCGTCTCGGTAGCGCCGCCCGGTCCATCGGGGCATCGCATGTCGCAGATGCGCGAAACAGCGCGGGCCATGTGGCAGAGCGGGTCTTCGGTCTCGGCCCGCACCGCAGTGGCGGTCGCGCCATAGAGTGCGTTGTAGGGGTTGACGTAGGACGCGCCGTAAACCGCGCCGACGCGAGCGATGGTGAGGGCGTTGAGGTCCGTCATGCCGTTGCGGGCGTTGACGATCGTGCCCTTGGAGACGCCCAGCCGATCGGCTGTGTCCTGGTCGGTCTCGCGGTGATCGCGCTGGATGTCGCGGATCATGTTGCCGACGGCGCTGCGCAGAGCACTTTGTGTCGGCATGGCCATCGGCAACAGGACATTGGTTCCGTCAGCGGGCATTCGTGTCTCCATGAAAACAGGTCTCGCCATTCCCATCCATTCGCAGCGTCGTATGCTGCCGCCTGTCCCCGCGCCGCTCGTCACATGCAGCTGGATGGGCCTCGCAGCCGCTGGCGAGCATCGGCTGTCGGGAAGACCGGGGGGCGGTGTGGGGTTGGGGCTCGGTGGGACGGCCGAGCCCCGCGCGCCGGGAGGATGTGGCGCGCTTATTCCTGATCGAAAGGGCGGACAGATGCCGCTCGATTGCCCGCGCGGCGCTGCGGCTCATAGCGACATGGCGCACAAGCACCGGATCGGCCCAGATGTCAGCGAGAGCCTTGCGCACCGACGCGAGCAGGGCCTCGTCTTCCGGGGTGAGCGCTGCGCGGGCAGTCATGGCGGACGTCATGCGGCGGCCTGCGGAACTTCAGGAAGGTCCACGCCTTCCGCGCTGGCAAGCAGCTTCAAATGCGAAAGGCGCGAGGCCGGGATGCCGATCTTGCGCCAGCTATGGACGGTGGACACCGGAGCGCTGATGCGCTTGGCGACGGCAGTAGTGCCGCCCAAGGCGTCAATGACCCGATCCGCGTATGTGCCGTGAGTGCTCATGCAGAGCCTTATGCGATAATCGCAAGAAGATCGCAAGAGCAAATCGCAAATTTTTGCGATAATCGCGCGGGCGCCCTCGGCAGCCGCGCATTACAAGGCGGCATGGATACCGAGATTGTGCAGGAAATCATGGACCGTCGCGGATGGCGGCAGGTCGACTTGGCCGAAGCCTTGGGCATCACTCAGGACAAAGTGAGCAAGGCGATGGCCGGCACGCGCCAATGGAAGGCGGCCGAGATTCGAAAGCTGCTCGAGCTGGTCGGCAGCCATGACGACATGACTCGCGTGCCGGATGTGCCGCCGCGCGGATATCAGCGTGAGTATGTCGACGTTGCGGTGCTACCCTCTTATGCGGGTATGGGCGGCGGCGGGCTTGGCGAAGGCGAACAAATCATTGCCAAATTGCCGCGCGACCTGATCGAGGACTTGCACGGGAAACCCGCTGACTTTGAATTGATCGACGTTCGCGGCGACAGCATGGAGCCCGATTTTCACCATGGCGATCAAATCCTGATTGACCGCCGCGACCGCGATCCGCGCCAGCCCGGCCCGTTCGCGCTCTGGGATGAGGATGGCTATGTCATCAAGCTGGTGGAGCGCGTTCCTGGGCGGCGAGGATGGTATCGCGTATTCAGCGCGAACCCCCGATATTCGGAATACGAGATAGAGGAAACCGAGGCCACGATTCGCGGGCGACCTGTCTGGTTTGCTCGGAGGCTCTAGCTACTTTTTTGCGATAATCGCATTTTATGCTTGCGATAGTCGCATAAAGCGCATATAGCGTCCCCATCACCCTGATGGAGACGACCGATGACGCAAGCTGAACTTCTTCGCGAAATCATCTCAATCCAAAACAAGCTTGCTAGCGACGAGAGCAAGGGTCAGCGCGCCACGCTCAAGGCGATCCAGCGCAAGCTCTATTCCAAATACATGCGGACCCTCGCCAAGACCGGGGAGGCCGCATAATGCCGACCACCCTCGAACAACTCGCCCGCGACATTCTCGCCGAGCCGGTGCCGACCCATGACTTTGGGCACATCAAGCACCGCGAGTTTGTCATCGCCGCGCAAGCCTATCTCGACAACCTCTCCGAGGGCTATGACGAACCCGACGAGCTGATTGAACTGCTCGCTCGCGAGGAAGCCGCCGACGCGCTGCCCGAGGATTTCCCGTCCCGCGACGAGGCTGGCTATAGCTGGCACGACGGCCTGTATAGCGCCGACGAATGGTGGGATGAGGAACTGCCCCACTACATCGCATCGGTCCGCACCGCTTACGGCATGGTGGCAGCATGAGCGCGCCCGCCACTACCCGCCGCGCACTTCATGCGCTGGGCCTTGTGCTTGATGAAGACGTTTCGTCCTGGTCGAAGCGCGACGGGGGCATGGCAACTATCGACGCACTTGGCCGCAACTCGTTCGGCGGCGAATGCCGGGGCCATGTGGTTTTCGACTACACTGCTTCGCGCTCCGAGTTCTGGCAGATGGTTCTTGATGAGGCGCGCGAGATTGCGCCCACCCTTTGTCCCTGTCCCCATCCGATCGGCGAATGTGAGTTTCACGACGCAGAAGGCGGTGCGGCATGACCCGCCGCAACTGGCCCGCGATCCAGCCCACGCTGATCGCTAACGAGTGCAGCCCCGCGCACATCTATCACCTGCTGGTCGATGCGCAGGCGGACATTGCCGACCTGACGGCTCAGCTTGCCGCACTGACGAAGGGAGAACCAGCATGAGCGCGCCGATGCACACTGACATGGCAAAACCTGTCATGCGCCCCGCAGAGCCTGAAATTGGCGACCGCGATGTTTGGTATCGTGGTTGGGAGTGCGGCTACAACATCGACGCTGCACTTTGGGGCCTTGAGGGCTGGCAAGCCTATCTCGGCGGGCCTGACATTGACGCGCCGAGGGTCAGCGCCCGCACGTGGGAGGGGCTGCTCGACGAGATCGACGATCACGACAAGACCGGAGAACCAGCATGACGCAGGACACCACGCCGCGCGTGACGGAGGCGGATCGCATTATGTGCGCAAGGGCCGTCGCTACTGCTGCACAGGAACACCTCAAGCCCGCCATCCTTCGCGGCGACTATGACCACACCGAGGCCATGAAGGCATTTGTGGAGCACCGCACCGCCGCCGAAGCATCCGCCAAGGCCGAGATCGAGGCGCTGCGCCGCGCGGTCGAGATGCTGCGCTCGTATGGCTGCCCGCGATGCAATGGTGACTGCGGCTCGGCTAACCCGCCTGTAATCGCCTGTCCAATGCGGGTTGCACAGGAAGCCCTCCTCGCCCGCCAAGCCGATGGGGAGGGGGTGTGATGTGGCACTGCGAATGCGGCAACGCGCCCTGCAACGGCTTAGACTGCGGCGTGTATCTGCCCGGTCGAGCGCCGCGCAAGCAGTCGGCACCCAAGCCGCCCGCCGTGATGGCGGAAATTCGTGCCCGCGCATGGGCAACCCGCCGCGCCAAGTATGGGGAGTGTGGCCATGCGTGACGCCCTCACCTTCGCCCGCGTGTTCTGGCGCGACATTCTCGCTGTCCTGTGCGCCTTTGCCTGCCTGCCGGTGTGGGCGCTGCTGATGTGGAGCATTCAGCCATGACCCGCCTGCGCACCATCGCCCTGTGCGATGCCGAAGCCGCGCGCCAAATCGCGCCGTGGCGTGGCTACTCTTGCGGCCATTGCGGCGAGACCTTCAAGGTCAAGGCCGACAAACTGCGCCACAAGCGGGAGTGCGCCTATCGCACCCGTCCGGTGATTGAGGTCCTGCCCGAGCAGCCCTGCGCCGACGAAGACCTTTACACCGACATGCGCCGCCATTCGTCGCCGTTCATCAAGGCCCTCGCCGCTGCCGAGTGGGAAGCGATGGACGAGCGCGGGAACCTGCCCGCCGATTGGCCTGAGCGTCGGGCCGAGATTGTGCGCCAGTTTTGGGAGGCGGGCAAGTGACCCCCGCCGAACACCGCACCCGCGCTCGTGCGTGGAAGGTTCTGGCCTGCCTGATCGGCTGCGCGTGGATCGTGGCCGGGGCTTTGATTTGGAGGATGATGAGATGAGCAGTCAAGCCCGCGTCTGGTATCAGACGAAGCCAAGCAGCGACCGTCTCGGCAATGCGCCGTGGCGGCATGGCAAGCTGCAACCGCTCGCCGAGAGCAAGCCCCGCTGGTGGCCGTTCAACAGGAAGGACTGATGATGGCTCAGCAAGTCCCCCGCGTGAATTACTCCGCTCTTGAGGGGCGTTGGTATGTGACGCACGACGGTGAAATTGACTGGTTTGATTGCGAAGATGACGCGTTCGTTTTTGCGATTGAGGCGCATCTTGCTTCTAGCCGCACCACCGCCCTCGCCGCCAAGGAAGCAGAACTCGCCGCCGTGAAGGCGCTACTAAGCGAGGCGCGACGCTTGCTTCCGCTGCTCGACAATCCTGAAGCCGGTTCAACCACCGATCTGCTTTGCTACCGCATCGACGCCGCCCTCTCGGAGCAGCAGCCGTGAGCGCGGCAATGATCCACAACGCAATCGGCGACTTCTATTTCGACGAGCCGGATTTCGACGATTGCGGCGGTCGCACTCTTCGCCGCGTGAAGGTGCCCAAACCAGTCATTCGCAAGATCGTTGAAGCGGCCATCGCGCTGCATGAAGCCCGCACACAGGAGAACCAACATGGCTGACGACCTGATCGCACGGTTGGAAGCGGCGACGGGGGCAACGCGCTCCGACATTCCCGGCCTGTGGAACTTGCCGAACGGCCCCGAAGTTACCTTCGGCCAGCTTCAGCACATCGCCGCTCTGCGCGCTAAGGCGGGAGGTGAGGGGTGAGGTGGCCCCGCATGATGCGCAGGAGGACTGCGGGGTGACTGCGCAGGCTCGCGTGCCAAACTTGCTGACCGAGGCCGAGGCCGCGGCGGTGTTGCATACCTGCACCAAGACCCTGCGCCGCGCCCGGCAACAGGGCAAGCTCCACTTCGTCAAGATCGGCAAGGCGATCTGCTACACCGAGCAGGATCTCGCCGACTTCGTTGACAGGCAGCGCCAATGCGCGGCACCACAGGGCTCGCGGCGCGGCCCAGCGCCCAAGCCGAAGCGGCCCGGCGTGGTGGTGCCGTTCTCGCAGATGGCCGGTCGATGACAGTCTACAAGCCCAAGAAGTCGCCCTATTTCCATATGGATTTCCAGTTCCGGGGCATTCGGTATTGCGAATCCACCGGCTGCACCAGCAAGCGCGAGGCCGAGGCCTACGAGCGCCGCTATCGCCACGACCTTGCCAACCCGGCGACCAGTCTTCAACCGATAACCGTCGACGAGGCAGCCGGGCTCTATGCCGAGCGCGCCCAGAACGATGCGAGCTGGAAGACCGCGAAATACATCTTGGCTGCGCTGACGAAGGGTCTTCGCCGGCAGACCATGCTCTCCGCCGTAACGCAGCGCGATCTACAGCTGCACTTCGCCAAGCGTCGGGCAGATCGGTCGAACGCGAGTGTCAACCGCGAGATCGATGTCGCCCGCGCGGTCTGGCGCACTGCCGAGGGGGCGAAATTCGCGATCGGCGAGATGCCCAACTGGAAAGCGCTATATCTGCGCGTGCCGGCCACTCCGCCGGCCGAGCTCACGCTCGAGCAGGAAGCCAAGGTCTTCGCGGCAGTGCCAGAGGACGCACGCGACGTTCTGCGCTTCGCTCTGATCTCGGGTTGGCGCCGGGCAGAGGTGATCGGCCTGCGCTGGGCCGACGTCGACCTTGCCCAGGCCGAGGCCCGCACCCGGATCAAGGGCGGCGACGTGGTGGTGCGCCCGCTCAACGCTGCGCTGGTCGCGTTGATCGCGAACCAGCCTAAGGCGGGGCCCTTCGTCTTCACCTATGTCTGCCGGAAGGCGCGGCGCGGCGTCGGCAAGAAGCCCGGGCGGCGCAAGGGTGAGCGATACCCTTACACCGCGACCGCGCTGCGGACCCGCTGGGACGAGGCGCGTACGGCCGCCAAGCTCGAGGGCTTTCGCTTCCACGATCTACGCCACACCGCAGCGACCCGGATCCTGCGCGCCACCCAGAACCTCGCGACCACCGCCAAGGTTCTGAGCCACCGGAACCTGAAGACCACGCTGCGCTACGCCCACGTCCTCGACGACGACGTGCGGCGGGCTCAAGATGCAGCGATGTCCCGGACTATTCCCGAACTGCCGAAGACAAGGAAAGGCGTTTCGTAAATAATTTCAGATTGCTGCGGCCTAGCGCCAAGCATCGGTGTAAACGAGATGCTCTA